AATATTATACTGAGGACCCGAGAGGGGGCTTAAGGGATACCTATATATGAGACTCTAATACACCAATAACAGGCTCTATAAGGCAATCGGTGTACACCGATTCGCTAGAGAGAGAAACGCTTCCGCAAGCGAATTTTAGAGAGAGAAGCTCTCGAATTGGAGTCCTTGGTGTGAATGAAACCACACACACCGTTTATTATTTGTTATTTATATTACGACAAATAAGTATACATAAACGGTCTCCATTTGTTGCGAATATATATAAATAGAGAATCATTGTTAAATTAAACTATTCGAGTTTTAATATTTCCAGCACCAAGGTATGACTATTAAATTTCCCCTTGTTTTTAAATACCCATTAATTTAATTATTCTCATAATTATGTTGGCTTTCGCATATAGTCTATCGCATGTTGGCTTAATTATCGAATCAATTAAGCATTAGTGCCGCTGGCGCGGCCAGATTATGATAAATTATTAATATAAGGAATGTGTTCTTTCCAGATTTCTTGTGTCGCATCGCAAATCTTCCAGGAGGCAAATAGTAATGGATAATTACACAGGAGTTGTTGCTACAAGCAACTATATCGAATCAAAGCGATGCGAGTATAAACTGACCAATGACGATACTGAAATAGCTCTCCAGTTTCCAACCTTCTTAGAACAGAAAATGGTCAAACTGATGGGCAAATGCATGAAAATCGATCATGTAGTGATCGAATATAGGAACCAAGTTCCGTTCAATGCCACTGGCACAGTCGTTGTGACCATTTTAGACAAACGATTATGCGACGATGAAGCAGCACAAGCTGCGTTTACATTTCCAATTGGTTGTAATGTTGATCTACATTATTTTTCATCATCTTTCTTTTCAGTTAAGGATACATCCCCTTGGCAATTAGTATACAAGGTAGAAGACTCAAATGTCATACAAGACACGATGTTCGCCCAGATTATGGCGAGATTAAAATTATCAACCGCGAAACATTCGACGGATATTCGGTTTAAACCGCCAAGAGTGAAAATCCTATCAAAGGATTTCACACCTGAATGTGTTGATTTTTGGTCAGTCGGAAGACCAAAACCCGTTAGAAGATTGCTAAACCCCAATCCAGTTAGCAGTAGGCAGGATAACCCGATCAATAGGCCCATTATGTTACAACCTGGCGAAACATGGGCCACTAAATCACAGATTTCAAGAAGCGCCTCTATGCGCTATAGCCCAACATGTAATTTGGGCCTAGAACTGAAACCCAGTTCATCGGAGGCGGATTTTCCACTTAAACATTTACACCAACTTCCTGAAGCGTCACTAGACCCAGGCGACTCCGTGTCGCAAACAAATAATTCTTCAATTAGTAGAAAGGAAATTGAAGAAATTATTGAATCAACTGTAAACAAATGCCTTGTATCACAGAAATCAAATGCAAATAAGAAATTATAATTTCTTTATTATTGATCGTAAATTATCCCACATAATTTAATTCATATTGTACAAGGGGATTGACGGTAATTGACTGCATAGAAACAAATGCATAATTTATTAGGATTGCATTTGTTGAAATATTGCGATAATTGCCTCCGGAATCCAACGGGGGTTCAGGGTCCTTAAACCTTGACCATAGTGTGCGACGACCTTGAACAAACCGTATAAACTTCCCAATATTAACATCAGCTGCTCCGGAGTCGCAATTTATATTTTTCTTAATAGTTCCTAATAAACGGAAACGATCTTGGCGACTAGACAATAGTCGCATATTAACGTAAGCTTCTGAATATTGCCCAAATAACTCTTCAAATGACGGAAGCTCATTTGCACCATCAGGAACATATGGTTTCCGGTCTAAAATAATACTAATAACAAATAAACCTCGACGATAAACGTCATTATCCATTGGTTGATCAGAAGATACAACCCTAGCGCTTAACACGCCTGATATATTAAGACTCAATAATTTAATAAAATCTCTTGAGCGACCATCTCCGTTTAAAGATAGAGCTGGGTAACTAATAAACGAAGTAACATCACGGTTACTACAAAGAGACATATGAACACCGTGATGTTTTTCACATAGTTTTCCAAATTGAAGCGGTCGTTCAACTCTTCCATAACTTAATCTCCTCGCCACCTTGATATTAAACCGAGTAGCTGAGTTCGTACGACGAACATTTCGACGATTTGATGTATTTCTTCGGAATGGACTTCGCCAATTAGAGCGAGGAGTATATAACATTTTCATCTAGTGTTACACAAACGGTCTTTGAAAGACATATAGAACAAACCATAAAATGATTTAATTTATAGCATAGGAAAATGTTATAGAGCGAATGAGCAAACGACGACATTTAGTAAACACTTAACCGGATATCAACGTTGCCGGTTGATGAAATATGTGTAATATCCAAAATGTCCGCTCAGGTTGCAATTATTACACAAAAATGGCATTCGCATATAAAGGTCGTTTGCTGACTCCAGTGGTATTTTCGGAAGAAAATATTATATGAGGTTTCAAATTAAAGGCGTAGACGCACATGGGGCGCATTTAAGCGCCATTATTTACGAAAACAATATAAAACGCTTCAGCGAGCAACAAGAGAGCACCACGTCACGAGCGGGACCACATTAAGAGCACGAGACACCGGCGCGGGTCCTCAGGT